ATTGTAAATTTATAAATAAAGATATAACAATAGGAGTTTTACTCATGACAGTCCGTACACTAGCAGAAGCTGCCGCTGAAGTTTTAAACGCAACAAGAGCATCAGCAGCAAAAGAACCAATGCATAAGATGGCAACTCATGTCCACGATCTCGGCGGTTCCACTTTAGAAAATCCAGAAGGCAATGACATTGGCTCAGCTGCTGCTGCAGTCATGGGCAAGGCTGAAGAGCCAGGCACAAAGCCAGCTGCTGATTCTAAGGAAGGAATGAAAAAACTAAAGGGTCATCCAGAAGATCATGAAGGTCATGCTCTTGTAGATCCTGAGCATTTAAATGGCGAAGGCGAATACACAGCTGGCCATGAATATATGCACCCAACAGGTGTTATGAAAGAAGAAGAAGCATTCGAAGAAGAATTAACCGAAGAAGAAGTTGCCCAAGCACTTGAAGAAAAGAAAAAGTGGATGAAGGCAAAGTGTGAAGAGATGGCTGGTGTTAAGGAAGACATCGAAGCACTTTTCAACGGTGAAGATCTATCAGAAGAATTCAAGAATAAAGCATCAACAATTTTTGAAGCTGCTGTAGTTGCTCGCGCAATTGCTGTTGCTGAAGAATTAGAAGAAGAAATTCTTGCTTCTGCTGAAGAAACAATCGAAGAAATCAAGACTGAACTTGAAGAGCAAGTTGACGCTTATCTCAACTATATGGTTGAAGAGTGGGTCAATGAGAATCAGGTTGCTATCGAGTCTGGTTTAAAGACAGAAATCGTAGAAGATTTTATGTCAGGTCTAAAGAATCTTTTCGCTGAACACTATATTGATGTTCCAGAAGAAAAGGTTGACGTACTTGAAGCAATGGCTGAGGAAATCGAAGAGCTACAAAATAAGCTCAACGAATCAATGAACACAAACATTGAACTTTCACAGGCTATTGTTGAATCAAGAAAGTCAGAAATTGTTACTGCAGCTTGTGAGGGTCTCACCGCCACTCAAGCTGAAAAAGTAAAAACACTCGCAGAGGGTGTAGAGTTCACCACAGAAGGTGAATACATTAAGAAAATGGATATCATTCGTGAAAATTATTTCAAGAGTGAGCCAACAAAGGTGAAGGAAGTTTCTAAGCAAATTCAGCTTTCAGAAACACAAGAAACAATCGTTCCACAAGAAGTATCACCTCTAATGGAGCGTTATGTTAATGCACTTTCAAGAACTCTACCATAATTAGAAAAAAAGGAAAACTATAATGTATCTTTCAGAAGCAATTCAAAACAAATGGGCTCCAGTATTGGATCACCCAGAACTCGGCAAGATCGAGGACAAGTATCGTCGCGCTGTTACTGCTGTCGTTCTTGAGAACCAGGAACGCGCACTCCGTGAAGAAGCTGGTATTCTTAACGAAGTAGCAAGCGGAATGTCAGTTGGTGGTTACGGCTCAAGCGCTGGTTATTCAACAGGCGCAAGCGCTGGTGGTCCAGTAGCTGGTTTTGATCCAATCCTCATCAGCCTCGTTCGTCGTTCACTACCAAACCTAATGGCTTATGACATCTGCGGCGTTCAGCCAATGACAGGTCCAACAGGTTTGATCTTTGCAATGCGTTCGATCTACCCATCGGGTGGTTCAGCTGCAGATAGCAATACAAATCCTTCAAACGAAGCTCTATACCAAGAAGCTAATACAGCATATTCTGGTAATGGTGTTAACTCACTATTCTCAGCATCTGCAAATGCTAACTTGTCAGTATCTGGTGGTCAGACAAATACTTCAATCTTCGGATTGGCAAATACTGGTTATGGTCTACCAACAGCTAACGGTGAAACTTTAGCAGAAGGCACAACCATGAATTCAATGGGTTTCTCCATTGAAAAAGTTACAGTTACAGCAAATACACGTGCTCTAGCTGCAGCTTACACCCTAGAACTCGCACAGGACCTCAAGGCTGTTCATGGTCTAGATGCTGAAACAGAGCTAGCAAATATTCTTTCAACAGAAATTCTTGCTGAAATCAATCGTGAAGTTGTTCGTACAATCTACGCAACATCAGCACCAGGTGCTCAGTTATCAACAGTTCCAGGTCTATTCAACCTAGTAACTGGCGGTGACACAGATGGTCGTTGGCAAGTAGAAAAGTATAAGGGTTTGATCTTTCAGATCGAGCGCGAAGCTAATAAGATTGCTAAAGACACCCGTCGTGGCAAGGGCAACATGGTCATCGTCTCGACAGACGTTGCATCAGCCCTCGCAATGTCAGGTCTCCTAGACTATCAATCAGCTCTAACCAATAATACCAACTTAACTGTTGATGACACAGGCAATACATTTGCTGGTGTTCTATTCGGTCGCGTTAAGGTATATGTTGATCCATACTCGGTAGCTGGTGCAGACTATGTTGTAACAGGTTATAAGGGTACTGTAGCATATGACGCTGGTCTATTCTACTGCCCATATGTTCCTCTACAGATGGTACGTGCTATTGACCCATCAACCTTCCAGCCAAAGATTGGCTTCAAGACTCGTTACGGTCTAGTTGCTAACCCATACGCTCAGGGTTATTTACAGGGTCTCGGTGCTCTTATCAATAATAGCAACGTCTATTATCGTAAGTTTATCGTTGCCAACCTAAAATAATTGTTAATATAACGATAAATCTCCGATACAGGAGATAAATAGAGAGTAGAGAAATCTACTCTCCTTTAAAGAGGGTAGAGGAATCTACCCTCTTTTTTTATGGCAAATATAAATGCACAAGATATATTTAATTACTAATAATATTACCAATAAACATTATGTTGGATATACTTCTAACGACGTAGAAGAACGTTTAATCGGTCATCTAAGCGCAGCAAAAATAGGATCTAATTATCTAATACATCAATCTATTAGGAAATATGGTTGGGAAAACTTCTCAATTAAAACTCTTTATGAGTCTTGGGATGGAGAACATACATTAAAAGAAATGGAACCTTATTTTGTAAAAGAATATAATTCTTTTGGTAATGGATATAATATGACTCCTGGTGGAGAGGGTAGTGGTCCTTGTTCTTTAGAAAGAGCATTAGCAATTGGTAAAGGTAATACTGGAAAAGTTAGAACAGAAATTCAAAATTTAGCAAATGCTGAACGTGGTAAGCAATATGTCTGGATAACAGATGGCGCTACAAATATTCGCATCCATAAAGATTTTTTAATACCAGAAGGTTTTCGTAGAGGAAGAACTCAATCATCATACAGAAGAATTAATGGCACAAAAAGACCTAAGTTTGTTAATGGTTATAAAAAATCAACTAAACTCAGAAAACCTAGAACACAAGAACATAAAAATAAAATAAAACTATCTCAAGCTAATGGTGGGCACGTAAAAGGTAGAATATGGATCAATAATGGAACCCTAAATAAAAGAATAAAGGTAGATGACGAAATTCCTTCAGGATTTATCAAAGGTCGTAAACAATAAATGTCAATATCACTAGCACCAGGAAATCAAAATGCGGCACAAGGCGCGAAATTTCAATTAAATTTCAGTCGTCTTCCTTATATTACATTTTTCTGCATGTCAGCAAATATTCCAGGAGTCACTGCAACTCCTGTTTCACAAAAGACACTGTTTGTTGAATTATATGCTCCAGGTGATAAAATTGTTTATGAAACATTAGATGTTAGATTCATAGTGGATGAAGATTATAGATCTTGGGAAAGTGTCCATGATTGGATTCGTGGCACAACATTTCCCAAAGAATTTCAAGAATATGATAATCTAAAACTTCAAAACCGATATCCTAATGTTCCAAGCAAAGAACCCGCATACCAATACAGTGATGCGATATTATCACTCTATACTAATAGAAATAATCCACATATTCGTGTTCATTTTATTGATTGTTTTCCAATTAGTCTATCATCAGTTACATTTGATACTGAGTATAATGCTGATCATATCATATACGCAGAAGCTTCATTTAAATTTAGCTATTATAACATAGAAAGGTTATAATAGAGTTTATTTGTTTTTCTACTGGAATATTATGAAACCAACTGATATTTTTAAATTGATTGAAATGTGGGAAAAGGACTCTGTTATAGATTCAACAGACCCAAGTAGAGAATTGATTCGCATTCCAATTCTCCATTCCAAATATGTCAGAGAACATACACTGCACTCTCTGGCTGCAAAACAATGCGCTATTGAATTTTCTAAAATGAAAAAACTCAAATGGGAATACTATCAAGGTCGCCTAGATGAATCCGAATTGAAGAAGTATAATTGGGAACCGTTTAGATTTGTACTCAAAAGCGACATTAATACATATCTTGAGTCTGATGAAGATTTGTCAAAACTTCAAGCAAAGAAATCACTTCATGATCAATCAGTAGAAGCATTGAGTATGATCATAAAAGAACTTAATGCAAGAACATATCAATTGAGAGCCTTTATTGATTTTGAAAGATTTGTTCATGGGCAGGGATAATGTCAGAAATAACAATTCATAAAATAAATGAGGTTTACGTTCAGTTAATTTGTGATGATAGCATTAAAGCAGAATTAAGCGAGTACTTCTCATTTTTTGCTCCCAATTATCAATTCAATCCTCTATATAAGAAAAAAGTTTGGAATGGTAAAATCTACCTGTTCAATAAAAAAACATCGTATCTTTATGGTGGATTAATTCGTTATCTAAAAGATTTCTGTGCAGAAAGAGAAATCAAAGTAATCATAGATCCTTCAGTCCAAGGTTTCAATCAGTTCACGGAAGAAGAAGCAAAACAGTTTGTTGAAAATCTAAATCTGCATTCTCGCAATCAACCCATT